ATGATGTTAATGCAACAGATGAAAATGGTGTCGAACTTGATCCCGTTGTAGTTATTTCTGGTTTAAAATCTAATGAAAAAAATCAAATTAAAGCAGAAGCATCAGGTCAATTACAATCTACAGATTGGTATGTTGTAAGACACGCTGAGTCAGCAACTGCAATTCCAGCAAATGTTTCAACTTATAGAATAGCAGTTAGAACAAAATCTAACGAAATGGAAACTGCAATTGATGGTGCAGCAACTGTTGAAGCTTTAGAAGCTTTATTTACTTACACTACAGGTGCAGATGATGTTTCTTCTAGACCTTTAGGTGAGTGGCCTACATTAGCCTAGTTCTTATTGTAAGTTCTTTTTTTTAAAGGTATAAGGTAGTATTATGCTACAAAAAATAGGTTTTCAACCAGGATTCAATAAACAGATTACAGAAACCACGGCCGAAGGACAATGGGTAGATGGTGATAATGTACGTTTTAGATATGGTACACCTGAGAAGATAGGTGGTTGGTCACAATTAGGTGAATCTAAATTAACAGGAGCTGCAAGAGCTTTACATCATTTAGTTAATAAGTCAGGTAACAAGTTTGCAATCATAGGTACAAACAGAATTTTATACGCTTATACAGGTGGTGTATTTTATGACATTCATCCAATTAAAACTACAACAACATTATCAAATGCATTTAGTACAACGAATGGTTCAGCAACTGTTACTTTAACATTCAGCACGGATCATAACATTCAAGAAAATGATATTATTCTTTTAGATAATTTTACAGCTATCACAAACTCTAACTATTCAGCATCAGATTTTGATGATAAAAAATTTATGGTTACATCTGTTCCAACAGGAACAACTTTAACTATTACAATGCCATCAGCAGAGACTGGATCAGGTGCAACAACATCTGGTGGTATAAGAATTCAACATTATTATCCAGTAGGACCTGCAGAACAATTACCTGGCTTTGGTTGGGGATTAGCTTCTTGGGGTGGAACTGTAACAGGTGAAGCAACTACAACTTTAAATGGTGGTATTAATGCTTCAACTACGACTATTGTATTAACTGATGCATCTCAGTTTCCAAGCTCAGGTACAAACTTTATACAAATAGGTTCAGAAGAAATTTCATACACAGGTATATCAACAAATACTTTAACAGGTGTTACAAGAGGAGTTAGAAATACAACAGCTGCAACACATTCAGATGGTGCAACTGTACTTAATAGTTCAGATTACATTGCATGGGGTGAAGCTGCATCTGGTGACTTAGTTGTTGATCCTGGTTTATGGTCTATTGATAACTTTGGTGATAAAGTAATTGCACTAATTCATAATGCACAAGTATTTGAGTGGGATTCAAATGCAACAAATGCTGTAACAGTTAGAGCAACTATTATATCTGGTGCTCCAACAGCATCACGTGATATGTTAGTATCTACACCTGATAGACACTTAGTATTCTTTGGAACAGAAACAACTATTGGAACTCCATCTACACAAGATGAAATGTTTATTAGATTTTCAAACCAAGAAGATATTAATACCTATCAACCAACAGCAGTTAATACAGCAGGTACACAAAGACTTGCGGATGGATCAAAAATTACAGGTGCAGTAAGAGGTAGAGATGCAATCTATGTTTGGACAGACACATCTTTATTTACTATGAGATTTATTGGTCAACCTTTTACTTTTGGTTTTCAACAAGTAGGGACTAACTGTGGATTGATTGGACAGAACGCTGCATTAGAAGTTGATGGTGCTGCTTATTGGATGTCAGAAAATGGTTTCTTTAAATACTCTGGTAACCTTGAGACTATGATTTGTTTAGTAGAAGATTTTGTTTTTGATGATTTAAATACAACTGCTAATCAATTAATCAATGCTGGATTAAATAATTTATTTGGTGAGATTACTTGGTTCTACTGTACATCAGGATCAACTGTTGTTAATAGATGTGTCACTTATAATTATCTTGACTCACGTCCTAACAGACCTGTTTGGACAACAGGAACATTAGCTCGTGGAACATGGCAAGATTCTGCTGTATTTGGTTTACCACATGCAACTAATTTTACTGCAAGTGATGATGCATGTTTTGATGTTGTTGGTAATACTGAAGGAAGTACAATATACTTTGAACATGAAAAAGGAACTGATGAAGCATTAGCAAATGGTGTTAATGCAATTACTTCTAATATTGAATCAGGAGACTTTGATATTACTCAAAGAGTTGTTGGTAGTCAAATGACTGGTATTGCTGACTTTCAAGGAGACGGTGAATACATTATGAAGATTAGAAGATTTATACCTGACTTCTTATCTCAAACAGGGAGCACTCAAATAACACTACAACTTAGAAACTATCCAAACAATTCTCAAGCAAGTTCACCACTTGGACCCTTTACAATTACAAGTTCTACTGATAAGATAGATACTCGTGCAAGAGCACGAGCTATATCTTTAAAAGTAGCTAATACAGCGGTTAATCAAAGCTGGAAATTAGGTACGTTTAGATTAGATACACAACCTGATGGAAGACGATAATGGCAAAATATAGCGATCAAAGATTAACTAAAGCTCAACAGAAAAAAGCAAAGCCTGCTAATCAAGGTGGTGGTCCCAATTATTTAGGTAAACAAGAAACAGTTACTGTTCCTAAAAAATGGTTGTCTTCTCCAGATCACGTTGTAGCTGAATTAGCTTATATTACTCCAAGAGAACAAAAAATATTATTAGATGCTAATATCTATGGGTCATTAAAAGGAAAACCAAACAAAGGCCCTGGTGGTATTATGTCATTACAAGGTGATCTTGGTGGTTATGATGCAAGTCCAGGTGGACCAAATTCTGGAGGAGCTGGTGGAAATAGATCTGGTGAAGGAGACAGAAACAAACAAAGAGCTGCTGACATTATGAGAGGTAATGTTACTACGGGTCAAACAGTTGCAGTAAGTGATAGAACAAGACGTAATGCAATGCCTGAATATGTAAATACACCAGGTGGTAGAAGATATGTAGGTTCTTCAAAAAAATTTGTAGGTAAAAGTTTATTTAATCCAAGCGGTTACAGGAACGTTGTTGGGACTCAGGGTATATTAGATAGATTAATGAGTAAACAAAATATTAAAACAAGAGGAACTCCTGGTACACCAGGATTTGAATATTATAGTGAGGATGAAAATGTTGGTGATGCTAAACCAGGAATAGGTGGAAGAGTTCTTGGAGGACTTTTAAGTTTACTAACAGGTGTTCCTTTTGTAGGTTCAGCGATAGGTTCAGCGATAGATAAATTCAAACCTAAAAGCATGTATGATGATATGTCTGATTTTAATAATTTAGAATTAGTTGATGGAGAATTAGTTGACACTAGAAATATTGAATCAAAAAATATTCCAATTGGTTCAAATATTGGTATGGATAGTTTAGCTTTACAAAATTTTTATAATAAACAAAATCCTATTAAAACAAATCAAAGTACAATAAAATTACCTCAAACTTTTAGTCCAAGCTTAGACTTTGATATAGGTAGAAACGACGTTTTAAATAATGCACTTATATCTGATGATGGTTTAAGTATATATGATGGATCATAATGGCAAAGATAACAGTAGTATTTACAAGACCCAATAAAGAATACAGACAGCAAGATGCAGATTCTTTAGTTAGAGATTTAGATGGATTGATTGAAAAATTAAACTCAACTTTCCAACAAGATTTAAGAGATGAGCAATCAAGATTTACTTGGTTTACCTCAGCAAGTTCAGGAGTAAATAATGGCTAATAGATATAAAAACGAACAGTTTGATTTAACAACTACTAACGCTACAGATATTTATACTTGCCCATCAGAGTCAAGAGCTATTATACAAAACATACAAGTTGCAAATGTAGGTGGTTCTAATGTAGAATTAAAAGGTTTTGTATTTGATACTTCTGCATCAAAATCTTTTCAGTTTGCTGAACAAACTATAAATACAGGTACATCTAGATCATTAAATAATGGTACAATTATATTAGAAGAAAGTGACAAGTTA